GCATTCAACGATTTTATGAACCGACCTACTACGTAGTAGGCAAGGAGCAAATCAATGGCAAGCAGCACAATTTTCTTTAACGGAAAAACGATCAGTAGGCCCGGTTCGTATTCTGAGTTGGATGCTTCCGGGCTCGAATCGGTTGGATTAGGCGCAACGGGGATCGTGGGTGTATTGGGTACCGGCGAAGGCGGTATCCCGGTTACCGCGATGACTGAACCGGCCGAGTTCATGCGCGTCACGAAGCCCGAGCAAGCGCGCACGCTATTTCGAAGCGGTGACTTGCGCGAGGTGGCGGATATGCTTTTCGCGCCAGGCCGAGATCCCGATATTTTGGGCGGCGCGCAGCAAGTAATCCCGATGAAAGTCAATCCGGCCGTTCAAAGCGCGGCCACGTTGGCGAACGCGTATGCGGATTCAATCACTTTCACGTCAAAGGATTACGGCGCGTTCACGTCGCAGATCAATGTGGCCGTAGCAACGGGGACATCCCAAGGAAAACTGCTTTCAATCACGTTCGAAGACACATTGGAAACGGTAGACGATTTGGGCGGCGACATCATGTTCAATCTCAAATACGTAAAACCCACGGGCGGGTGGGATGCGATTACTTCGGAAGTAGAATCCGGTGGCCACGTCGTAACCAATGCTACTCGAGCTATCGCCGGACTTGATAGCGCCATCACGCTACAAATGGCTGGAAACTCCCTGGTAACCGTAGCCAGCGCGGAAGTTGCGGACACGACCCAGCAAGTTGTGATTTACGGTTTGGACGCAACCGGGGCCGCGCAAAAAGAAACAATCAATCTGAATGGAACGGCCACGGTTTCCGGGCTACTGACTTTTTCCAAAGTGTATGGTGCGCGGGTTATCGGCACCACGACGGGGATTGTTACGGTAGCAGACACGGTGCCAGCAACCATTCTCACGATTGCGGCGGGAGCGAACACAACAAAGGGTTTAGCGGTAGGCGTCGCGATGTACCTAAGCAATTCGGCGCTAACCGTCGTCGCCGATGGCGCTACTACCAAGATCCTGGTTGTCGCCGGCTACAGCGCCACGGGGGCCGCGCAGCTAGAAAAATTCACCCTTACCGGGGCGGTGGACGTCGTTGGTACTGGGAATTTTTCCGAGATTACATTCATCGCCTTGGGTGACGTAGAAGCGGCACGCACGCTCACTTTCAGCGCGGAATCGGCCAGGGCAAACGCAGCGGTTCAAAACACTTTGCAGAAAGTTGCCGACTACTACAACGCACGCTACGTGGCTTCCACGGGCGGGTTTGTTTGCACGTTGGTAACAGGCTTAACCACGTTATCCCCCGCTAACCTGGACGTGACCACGGGTGCAGGGGGAGCGGTTAGCTGTCTATCCCCAGCTAACCCCGCGTACTACGCGGATTTGTGGACTATGATCAATTGGGTGAATAACAATTCCCAATACGTCACGGCCGCAAAAGCGTCAGGCGCAATCGGCGGTGCGCCCAGCAATACCACGGCACCCACGTTTTTGTCCGGTGGGAGTGAGGGCACTACCGCGTTCGGCAATTGGCAGACGGGCCTAAACCTGCTGAAAAAGGTGCGGGTAAACACAGTTGTTGTGTTGTCAGCGGATCCTGCTGTCCATGCGGCACTCGAAGCACATTGCGCTTATATGTGCGGGATTGGGCGAAGTGAGCGAGACGGTTTCATCGGGTTACAGAATACCGGTTTGACGGATGTACCCACAAAGACGGAAGCAAAAACGCAAATTATTGCTCTCAATTCGAGACACGTTCGAGCGTTCGCGCAAGCGTGCGAGCGATACAATACCGCAGGGGAGAGGCAAGAGTTTGCCTCATATTTCACGGCGGCGGTAATGGCGGGTATGCAAGCCGGAAGCGTCGTTGGAACTTCCCTTACTAACAAGTATGCAAACGTCCTCGCTTTGCGCCAATCGGCAACGTGGAACCCAACAGATGATGCGGAAGAAATGATCCAAGCGGGATTGTGCTTTCTCGAAAACATCGACGGGGTCGGCCGTCGAGTAGTACGAAATGTAACTACTCACTTAAGTACCTCTAACCTGTCATTCACAGAAGGTTCAGTTAATGAGGCCGTGAATTTTGCATGTTATACCTTCAGGAATAACATGGAAACGGCAGTGGGCAAGCGTGGCTTTGCTGGCACGATAAACGCGGCAAAAGGTGTTGCCGTTGGTACGTTGGGATTGCTCAAAGACGCGGGGGTTATCGTTGCATCGAGAAGTTTGGACGTTGAATTGCTTGTTGATATTCTCGAAGTGTCAGTCGAGATCGCGCCAGTACTCCCAATAAATTTCGTAAAAAACACAATTCATCTTGTAACAATTCCACAAAGCGCGGAATAGTGAGGTAAAACCATGGCCGAAAAAGGAAGACTATTCACCGGAGCGCGGGCGCGCTTTTCCATAAACGGTGTAAAGGTGGGCTACGCGAGAAACGTTGCGGTTACTGAGCAAATCGAACAATTCCCGATCGAAGTTTTGGACAACATCGAGGTGGAAGAATATGTGCCCATCGCATACCGTGTGCAATTCACGGCGTCCATGTTTCGGATCATCGGCGAGACAGTAAAGACGCTCGGATTTTTCCCCGAGACTGGCGGTAACACAGAAGAACATCTCGAAAATATTCTCGTGAGCGGTGACCTAGTAGCGACAATCGAAGACACGAAAACTAGTAAGATTTTCGCGACGTTAGAGCAAGTGAAAGTCACTTCGCACTCTTGGACAATTGACGCACGGGGTGTCGTGGGGGAGGATCTGGAATTTGTCGCTATCCGGTTACGTGACGAAAGCGAAATTTAGAAGTATATTTGGTTGGTCTGGTCTCCTACTCCATTTGGCAGAAATCCCGTTTCGCACGCGGGTATCCCCTTGAACGCTCCTTCCCGTATTCAAGGGGATTTTTTATTAACACAAAGCACGCATAAGTAGATCAAAAAGGGCGTGATTGCCCCATGTCACGACGGGAAGCAATCACGCCCAAGGAAAACACTACGAGATGAAACTAGCAATTTTTAAAACGTTGTCAATGCTGGCCGTACCAGGCAAGTTAGAGGCCAACAAAGGAGAGCGAACCAATGGCAGACAGTAAAGCGATTATGGAACGATTAACACCGAAGCATTTACAAGAAGAAATTGAAGATGACACGCGGGCAATGAAACGTACCATTGAAATGGAGGTCGGGGAAAAAGAGGCCTTGCAAAAAGAAATTCAAAAAGACGATCCGAAGATGAAACCGAAATACACGTTTTCTATTAATTGGACGGATACCCAGGGCAAGGTTTGGAAAGGCGAATTTGTTAATAAGATATTATCGATTCGTGATCGACAAATGGTAGGCGTGATGCGTGCTCGCTTAGGTAATGCTTTGCCGTCAGAATCTCTTGATTTGTTAACGCAGGAATTGAATTTAATGATTGCCCATTTAATGTTTTCTTTGGAAGTGAAACCGGATTGGGCAGAAGACTTGCGGGATTTACAGCACGTCGAGTTATTGCAGGACATTTACATGGAGGTGATGGCCCACGAGGCCATGTTTTTCAGACGAGAAACAATTACTAGCGAAAGCTAAGGAAAACGTAAAAATTGGTTTTAGCCAATTGAAAAAATGGTGGACAAACAAATATAAATTACCTGCTAACCATGATTTATTTGTTGGACAAAGTGAATCCGAGTTAGCGTTAGAGATGTTTGAAGATATGCTTTTAAGGAAACAAGAAATATTAGACGATTTGGAAACAAGTGATTCTAAGAATGCCAACGAATTGTATCGACAATTGAACGCTTTAAATGCAGCATTAGGCGAAGGCGAAGTAGTTCAAGACGATTTAGTAGATCGTTGGGAAAAAGAGCTAGAACAAGGGATTACGCCCGATCTAAACGAAAGGTAGCGCGTTGCCTAAAGATATAAAAACGAATGTCATTGTTGACGTTAAAACTAAGGGCGTAAGCGAGGCCGATCAAAAAACTTCCAAGTTCAACAAGAGCATTACGAAAGCGCTAAACGAGCAAACCAAGGGTTTCGCCGAGGCGATAAAAAGCATTGAGAAACTGTGCGAGGCGACCGTACGCGCTGGACAAAAAACCGAGCGCACGACAAAGCGTACGACGGAAGCGATTAAGCGTAAGACGGCGGCGGAAAAAGAGGCCGCGAGGGTAGCAAAAAGCGCTTTGCGTGAGGCGGAAAGGGAAGCCTCCAGGGTAGCGAGGCAAACGCAAAGAGACGATGAAAAGCGCAAGGGGGCTTTCCGCCAAGGTCTGGCGCAAGGCGGGTTTCCCCTCCCGGCCCCGTTTCTACAACGTGGTCCGGGCATGGGCCGACAGCTTGCCGGTATGGGCGTGGGTGCCATGGTAGGAGGTACGTTTAGACGTGGTTTAGGAATAGGTAGGGGCCTTGCTGGGTCGGCGTTTAGCGGCCTTGGCGGCATCCAACAAGCACTTGCCGGGATTCCTATCGTGGGTGGTGCGGCGGCGGGTATGGTGGCTACAGCGGCGGGATTTTCACAACAGCATATCCAGTTGCAACGGCAACGAATCGGCATGGCTTCGATTTTAAATAGCCCGATTGATCGACAACGCGCCTTACAATCGGCCGGTCGCGCCAGCGCACAATTACAAGAGCTTAAAGCCCAAGAACTTTCTGTAACAAAATCGGCAAAATCGCCTAAAATCGATATGTTGCGCGATAAATTACAAGCGGAAATAGATGATATGTTTCCGTCTATGATTGAAAGCGCGTCAACCCCGATAATAACGGCGGCAGAAAAACGGGCCGGGGATATCGAATTAGCGCAAGCTAAGGTTGCCATACAAAAAGAGAAAATAAAGAAATTGAAAGGCCGGGCAGCGCGTACGGGCATGGAATCGGTAGGCGCTCTTGGCCTAAACTTACTGGGTGTATCCATCCCGGAGGCCGAGCAAGCGGCGGCGGGTATTGTCCAAGCGGGCGGGGGGCGAATAGGGGAAGCGCAGCGCCAAGGGATGATTAGGGCTGGGTTCGGTGCAAGGACTGCCTACGGCGTACAAGAGGGGGTAGCGGGTGCGTTCCTTAAGGGCGGACGTCGCGGCGGATTAGAGGGGGCTCGAGGCCAGGCCGGGCGCGCAATGACAGAAGCAATCCAAGACGGATTAAGACTTGGCCTCGAGGGATCCGAGATTAACGATTATTTGCAAAGTATCGCTTCGGGAATACAGCAATTCGAGATGACTGGGATCCCAGTAGCAAAAGATTCTATTGCCGGAATGAGTCAAGCATTTGCTGTAGCGGGAATTGCAAGCACTCGAGCTTCTAAATTAGGTCAAGGCATAACGAGTTACGCCCAATCAATGGGCCAACGTGGAATTAAAAGTGGTATGGATTTACTCATTTTGCAAAGACTGGGGGGATTTAAGGGGGGAGGCGCAAAAGAATTACAAGACGCCTTTATCCAATTGGAAAAAATGAAAGTCGATATACAAGGTAAAGGCGTAAATGACTTTAACGTACAAGATGCTACGTCTAGCCTTTTGTTAGAAGTAATGCAAAAGGGCGGGGGCGGAACAAGCGGCGAATTCGAATTGCAATCCGTTTTAAAAAGTATGAATGCCAATATGTCTAATACTGAAATACGTTTATTGGCAAAAAAATTAAGAAAAGGAAAGCTAACCCCTGACGAGCAAAAAGAGGCCGATGCAGCGGCAAAACAACGATTAAGGGGGGAAAGGGAAGCGTCTTTAATAGAAAAAAGGGGGTTAGGCGGATTAGCCAGTTCAGCGGTTAATCGTTTAGGCTCGGCGGCGAAAAAGCAAGCGGACATACAAAATCAACAAATAGAAGTAGGCGCAAAAATGACGCCCGCAGTGCAAGCCCTAGAACAGTCTGCGCTAAGCACTACTAAAGCGTTTACGACACTAGTGGACGGGCCTTTAGCCAACTTTGGCAAATGGCTTGAAAGATCAACTACGGTATTAAGTAACGTAGTGACGAAATCAGAAAAGGAAAAATTGTCATTAATAGAAACGGCGAAAGAAGTGTGGAAAACCATGGGATCAAATTAAATGCCATTTATAGGTAAATCAGAAGCGCGCCCAGGGTTTCAAGGATCCGAAACCACGACGGCGATTTGCACAGTTTATCAACATGGCGATGATCCGATAATTCTAACCGGCGAGGGTGAAGGTTCCACCAAATTTTCTGGGAAGAAATCCATCGATCCGGTTCCTAGTATTCTTTCAGTGCAAACGCAAAAAGCAATGGGCGCGTCTTCGGGAAATTTCGTAATGACGTTGAAACCGTCTAAAGCGGCTGAGTCACTTTTCGATTCCATTGTTGACGATGATTGGGTGGATATTTCGTTTGGTAGACACGGTAATTCTTGGCATGTATTCCGGGGATTAATCGATGAAATAAGAACATCGAAAACAGTTGGGGGGACGGGTGCGACTACGGAAGTGATGACTGTCACGGGTAGAGATTTTGGACGGATTTGGGAGCAAACCCCTGTTTGGTTTAATCCGTACGCTTCGCATGAATTTGTAGAACGAGCGACGATGAGAAACATATTTAATGGACTGCTACAAATAGCTGAAGATCCCGGTACGGTATCCATGAAGTTTTTGCGAGATTTCCTGGAAGCTATTGCGGACGACAAAGGGGCAAACTGGAATCCCCCTCCATGGATGCCCGGTATAGTAGGGGGAAGTATCAAAGAGAGCATTATTTATTCCCAGAAATATTACCAAGACTTGCCGCACCGTATTAATTTCAATCTTCATTCCGCAGTACCTCAAGGGATGCTTTGGGATCTGGCGAAGCAATATTCGGATCCAATGTTTACGGAATTGTACGCGGACGTACTCCCGGACGGCGATCCGTATTCGCCCAGGATACAAGCGGGGGATCCTCTTGATCCCAGCGAGACAAAAATGACGGCGGTAATACGCGATAAGCCCTTTCCAATCGTGTACAGTGGTTTAGAAGACTACCATTCTGAATGGGAAAATTTACCTATTTTCGAAGTGCACCGGCAAGAAATTACAACGGCGGATTTAGGCCGATCTGGGTTCGAGCGGTTTAACATTTTTTTCGTCGCGGGACTAATGACTCAAGAAAATTTTCCCGAGCACGCGATAACGATGTTACAACCATTGTATGACGGTGATTCCATAAGACGTCATGGGATGCGCCGCATGGACATTCAATTGGCAGTGCGAACAAATCCGAAGTACAGTTTGGACTATACAAAAATGGTCCGCGACATGCGTTATTTGTTGCGCGATTGGTATTGCATGAACCCTTATTTTTATTCGGGCTCAATTGAATTAGCGCATGG